GCCGCCGGCGGTGGTCGCCGCGACCACGACCCGGACCGCCCGCGCCAGCACGGTCTGGCCGGGCGGCAGGCAGAAGCGGCGGGTCCTGAGCGTGTCGACCAGGCCGAGCGCCGGGCCGATCTGCACCCAGACGTTGCTGGCGTTCTGATACCAGGCGGAGATCGCGCCGGCGACCAAAGGGCTCTCGGGCGGGTTCGGCTGGGCGAGGCCGGGCGCCGCGCCGCCTGGCAGCGAGCCGCCGAAGGCGACGGCGTCGACGCCGGTGATCGCGGTCAGATCGTTGAACGTCAGCGTGGCGACCGTCGTCGGGACGCCGGCGGCGGCGGCGACCGAATAGGGGCCGCCGCTCGCCGCCACGCTCGTCTGGCCGCGCACCCGGTCGACCTTGCGCAGCCCGTCGCGCGCGGTGAAGCCGCCCTGCGGCAGCGGCCGGGCGTTGGTCATCTCGGCCGCGCCCTTGGTGTAGGCGTCGATCTCGGTGTTGGCCTGCAGGGTCTTGTCGAGCTGCCCCGCGGTGAAGCGGGGCTGGAACTTACCGGGACGGCCGACCATGCGGAGCCTCCGTCACGGGAAGGTCGCGCCGGTCGGGATGACGCCGATCGTCGCGGTGCGCACGTCGATCAGCGGGTTGCGGCCGAGCACCCGCGAGGGCTGGGCGCGGCTGTCGATCAGCTTGGCCTGGCCGAGCTTGCCGCCCATCCGGCCGTCCTCTGGCCGCCCCCAGGCCTTCAGCTCCAGGCCGGGCAGGACGTTGTTGGCGGCGCCCGAGATCGCCATACACAGCTCGGCGGCCAGGCACGCCACCACCGCGGACACGAAATGGGCCGGCCAGCTCGCCTCGTCGACGTAATAGACGCCGATCGCCCACAGCGCCGGCTGGTTCGAGTAGACGACGTCGCCCTGGATCTCGAAGCGCAGCTCGGGGCCGTCCGGGTAGCGGTTGTTGGCGATGATCCGCGACGGCATGCCGATCAGGTTCGGCGGCAGTTGATAGGCGAACTGCCAGCCGGCGGGCAGCATCCCGTCGGACAGCGGGGTCGCCGCGCCGAGCTGGAGCGGCACGGTCAGCTTGGCGAAGTTCCACGGATATTCGGCGAAGATGCCGCGCACGACCTCGGAATAGAGCAGGCTGACCGCCGAGCCGGCCGGCGAGGCCTCGTCGAAGCTCTGGATCGGGATCGCGCCGAACTTGGCGAGCGCCATGTTGGCGATCCGCACCTGCGTCGGCGACGGGCCCGTGTAGCCGGCCTCCGGAAAGCCGAACTGCGGGCCGAACTGCGGGGCGAACGGCGCCGGCATCAGCGCGTCCTCCGGCACTCGAGCCGGCCGTAAGCCTTGGGCGAGGCGATCGTGTAGCTCGCCTGCGCCTCGAGGTAGACGGTGGTCGTCGAGCCGAGCGAGAAACGCACCGGCGAGGGATTGACCGACGGGTAGATGTTGGCGGTCGCGGGCGTGTAGAACTGGTTCATCCCGGCGGCCTCGTAGGCGGCCGGCGCCGATGCGCTGGTCGTCGACATCCAGGAGAACACGATCGTGAACACCGTGCCCGCGCCGGGGTTGATCTGGGTGTTGCCGAAGCAGGTCCAGTCGCCGGCGGTCAGCGACAGCGAGGTGACGTTGTAGGCGGTGTTGGTCGCGGCCAGGGTGACGGCCGAGCCGGTCGCGACGTCGGACGACAGAACCTCGCCGAGATAGCCCGAGGCGGCGCTGTCGTTGGTGGTCGTGCCCTTGACCGTCGAGGAGGCGAAGAAGGTCGGACAGGAAAAGCCGGTTCCGCTCGTCCATTGCAGCGCGGTCGCGGTGCATCCGGGCACGCTGACGTCCTGCTTGGTCGCGCTCGATCCGGTCGGGTTGCCGGCGAGCGTGTTGGCCGCGCTGGCCGCCTGCTTGGCGTAGGTGACGGCGCCGGCCGCGATCGTGGTGGCGAGCGATCCGCCCGGCGTGGTGACGTCGCCGGCGAGGATCGGGACCTGGCCGACGCCAAGGAAGCCCGCGGCGGTCGCCACGATCGGGCCGTTGGCGCCGTTGGCGGCGTAGCCGAGCGCGGTCGCGACGCCGGTTCCGGTGGTCAGCGGCCCGACGGTCGTGCCGGCGCTGGAATAATAGGCGAGCTGGTTGGCGGCGGCGCTGTTCGACACCGTGCCGGAGCCGCCCGAGGTGCCGCAGGCCGAGCCCGCGTCCTGGATGCCGCTGGTCGACCATTTCAGGCAGTCGCCGACCGTCAGCGCGCCGTTGGCGAGCACGAGGCCGGACGAGGCGTTGGGCGAGGCGCCGAGCGCGCTCACCACGCCCGGCCCCGGCGGCAGGCCCGACACGGTCGCGCCGGAGCTGGCGTAATAGGCGAGCTGGCCCGCCGTCCCGCTCGAGACGACGCCGGACGAGCCGGCGCAGGCGACGCCGGCGTCCTGGATGCCCGACGACGACCATTTCAGGCAGTCGCCGGCGGCCGGCGCGCCGTTCAGCAGCGCCATGCCGGATGAGCCGTTGACGGCCGCGCCGAGCGCGCCGACCACGCCCGAGCCGGGGCTGGTGGTCGCGAGCGGCGACAGGCCGGAGACGGTCGCGGCGGAGAAGTTGAGGATGTCGGTCAGCACCGATCCGACCGTGCCCGGCGAGATCGAATTGGCGGCGGTCTGGTTCGAGATGCAGGCGAGGATCTCGCCCTGCAGGCTCGACAGCGTCGTCTGGCCGGTCGGGCAGGACGCCCGCGCCGGCGGGGCGAAGGCGACGAGCGAGGCCAGGACCGCCAGGATGAGGGAGCCGAGCCGCATGGGGCCTCCAGCTGCGGGAAAGGGCCGCGCCCCTGGCGGGGCGCGGCGGGAGACGATCAGCCGGCGGTCGTCGTCTGGAGCGCGATGGTGATCGCGCTCGAGGTCGAGGCCGTCACCACATAGGTCTTCTTGACCGGCGTGCCGCCGACCACCATCACCGCCTCGATCACGTCGCCGACGGCGACCGAGGTGTAGAGGCTGGCGGCCGGGAAATAGCCGGCGCCCTCGACGGTCGCCGCCGTGTCGGCGGTGACGTAGCCCCAGATCGATTTCGCGGTCGCCGGCTGGCCGGGCGTGGTGGCGTCGCCGTAGAAGCCGAGATAGGCGATCCGGGTGAGGCCGTAGGTCGCATTGTAAGCCATGGAAGATCTCCAGATCTCCCCTCCCGCGAGCGGGAGGGGGACAGGTGAGGGGAAGGATCAGTTGACCGTGATCGCGCTCTGCGGGTTGATCCGGAAGCGGAGTATGCCGGCCGGCAGCAACACCGCCGCGGTCGCCGCGAAGATGTTGTTGTGGTACCAGCCCGAGAAGATGTTCTCCCAGGTCACGACCGACTTGATGTCGTAGTTCATGGCGAAGCCGAGCGCCGACTTGTGCCACAGGAAGAAATCCTGCTGGTAGGCCGGGCCGGGCGACTGGGCGTAGCGGTCGGACATCAGGAACCACTTGACGCCGTTCCAGTCCTTGAACTTCGGCCCGGTCTTGTAGGGCGCGCCGTCGTAGCCGACCCAGTCGGCGTCGTTGACCTGGCGGTAGCTCATGAACTGGTTCCAGGCGAGCGAGGGCAGGCCGCAGAACACCTGGCCGTCGTCGATCTCGACGTCCTGGCTCTCAAGCTGCTGGATGCCGCTGAGCGCCATCGGCAGGGTGAAGCCGCTGCCGGTCGAGGTCGAGACCGCGCCGTCCGAGACGATCGTGAGCGACGCGGCGTTCATCACGCCGATCGGGATCAGGTCGGCGCGGCGGCCGAGCGCCTTGCCGCAGGTCGACTGGACGATCTCCTGCTCGTTGGCGGTCATCTTGGCGATGTCGACCTGCCACACCCAGTCGGCGGCCTGCCAGTCGGCCATGGTCGCCGAGACGGTCGAGCGGGCGGCGTTCATCGCCGCGCCGAAGCCGCCGCGCACCAGCGGGACGGCCTCGCCCTTGCCGGCGATCATCCAGTTGACGACGTTGGCCTGAATGCGGGCGGGTTCGGTGTACATGCCGCGGAGCTTGTGGCCGCGGGCCTGAAAGACTTCGATGGCGCGGTCGATGTAGGCTTGAACGTACCAGTTGGGGGCTTCCTGAGCCATGACGGAATTCCTTTAGCGGGGAGGGTCGCTCCGCCATCGGAAGGCCGGCGCCGGGGCCGTCGGGGCGCGAAACGCGAGGCCGGCGGCGGGTCGGGTCCCAAGGTTCGGATCAGGGCGCAGTCTTGCGCGCCCGCGCGCGGGTCAAATGGCTGTTATCCTCGATGTCGAGCAGGTCGACGACGGTCGCGGCCGAGCCGGCGGCCCAGCTCTGCGGCCGGACGAGGTAGAGGCCGCGGCCGAGCGCGGCGACCACCTGCATGTCGACGGCGACCCAGTCGCCCTTCGCCGGCAGGCCGTCGCGGCGGCGCGGCGTCTCGCTCATCCGAACAGCTGCTGATAGAGCCGCGTCGTCTCCTCGCGATAGGTTCGGTCGAAGCTGACGCTGTCGGGATTGTTGCGCGGATCGGCCTGGCGGGCCTTGAGGTCGGCGTGGCTGACGACCCTCGCGCCGGCCGCCTGGCCGCCGGGCGCGAGGCCGGGCGCGCCGCGGCTCGCGATGTCGGCGATCTTGGCGAGCGCCCGCACGCCCGGCGCGGTGTCGAGCAGCGCGCCGAGCGCGGCATAGCCGCGGTCGTCGATCGCGCCGGTGCGCTTCAACCCGTCGAGGAAGCCGACGATCGGCATCAGGATCGGCCGGATCTCGGCGTCCTTCTGCTCGGCGGTCATCAGCCGCGCCCGGTCGCCGATCAGCGCGTCGCGCTCGCGCTCGGGATTGTAGGGCTCGGGCAGCGCCTTGGCGTCGGCGAGGCCCTCGTAGAGATTGGACACGAAGGCGGCGAACACGGGGGCCGGCAGGCCGGCCTTCAGCGCCGCCTCGCGGGCGTGGGCGTAGACCGGGTCCTGCTTGAGATCGCCGGCGAGGAACGGCTTGACCTTGTCCGACGGCTCCCAGGCGTATTCGTCGACGGTCTTGGCCGGGGCGGGACGGTTGGCGACCTCGTCGCGCAGCCGCTTCCAGTCGCCGGCGACCTTGTCGAAGGTTTTCGCCACGTCGGCGTCGCGCAGATGGTCGGGCAGGAAGTCGGGGGCCTTCCAGGCGCTTTGCGCCGCGGCCGTGCCCTCGATCGCGCCCTGGCCGGCGCCCGTCTCGCCGCTGCGGCCGGGCGCGCCGGCGGCCGGCGATCCGCCGGCGGAGACGGCAGGGGACGGGCCCGCCCCTCCGCCGGCGGCGCCCGCGCCGGGGGCGGAGGAGGACCCGCCCGCGCCGGCGTCGGCCAGATTGTAGAGGATCTGTCGATCGTTCATGGCTTCACTCCCGTCCGGGTTCTGGCCGGTCCTTCCGGCCCTTCGCGATCATGTTGAGGATCACGGTCATCAGCGAATTCTGGCCTTCGCGGAACACGCCATAGGCGTAGGCCTGCATCGGATCGAGCCCGAGCGCGGCGGTGAAGGTCGCGCGCCTGAGCGTCATGTCGAGCAGCAGCTCGAGCGCCTCGCGGAACGCCGGGTCGGCGGCGTGCAGGCGGGCGAGATGGGCGGCGGCGTCCTGGGCGCGGTCCGAGCCGGCGAGCGTCGCCGCCTGTTTGTGCGGCTCGGCGGCGTGTTCGAAGAAATCCCAGCCATCGAGCGGCCCGGCCGCGCCGATCGCGGCCTCGAGGTTCGGTTCGGCCATCTACCGCAAGCCCGGCTGCGCCGGCGCGCCGTTGGCCGGCGGCGGCGAGGCGGCCGGCGGCGCGAGCTGGCCGGCGATCGCCGGCGTCACGACCTGCGCCGCGGCCTTGGCGAGCTGGTCGCGGTCGGCCTTGGTGTTGATCAGATGCGCCGGCACGCCGATGTCGCCGCCGATCTCGGCGAGCGTCTGGTCGAGCGGCGTCATCAGGTGCATCATCTGCGGGTCGATCTGCTGGACCATCGACAGCCAGTTGACGATCGCCGGCACCGGGCTCGCCTTCTGCGCCAGCGCCGCCGGCGACGACAATTCCATCTTCAGGAACATGCCGTCGATCTCGACCGCGTCGGGGATGACGCGCAGGTCGTGCAGGATCTCCAGCACCCGCGTCACCGCCGGCACGCCGATCTCGGCGAGCAGCACCTCGTCGCCGGTCTGGTCCATCGCCGAGCGCTTGATCCGCTCGGCGATCTCGATCGCCGAGCGCGGCGAGTTGGTGTCGGGCGGAAGCTGGACGTCCTCCATCACCGTCTGGACCTGCGTCCTGAGTTCCTGCAGCACCAGGTTGGAGAGCTGGATGTCGCCCGGCGGATCGAGCTTCTGGATCGACGGGCCGAGCACGCCGCCGTTGCGCGCGACCGTCCAGAACGCGCCGGGCTCGACGCGGGCGGTGTCGGGATTGAACACGCCGTCGTCGACGCGGGTGAAGATCCCGGCCATCGCCAGCGCGGCGGCGCGCAGCATCAGCTCCATCGCCTTGTTCAGCGTCTTGACGGTCGGCAGCGCCAGCATGACGATCCCGAAGCCGTAGGCCTGGCCGGGCAGCGTCATCAGCCGCGGCGTCAGCCACGGCGCGGTGCGCGACGTCTCCTCGTGGATGTAGCCGCGCTCGGCGTCCTTGAGGTAGACGCACAGCCGCCAGACGTTGCGGGCGTAATCGTGGGTGCAATCCTGGCAGAGTTCGACCTCGGCCTCCGGATTGCTGTCGAGCGCGGAGCGGAACCCGTCGTCGTAGACGCCCTCCGGCCATTGCTCGAAGATCGCGCGATAGGTCCACTTGCGTTTGAAGAACAGGCCGGCGATGTCGCGCCACGGCCCGAGGTCGATCGCGCACTCGTCGAGGCTCGCGGTCACGAAACGCACCGGGCGGCGCTTGTCGCCGCGCAGGATCATCAGGAAGCCGGTCGAGATGCCGGTGTCGACCAGGCATTCCTTCAGCGCGACCGACCATTCTGGCGAGGTGAAGACGTGGGCGACGACGCGGGTCAGGCGCTCGGCCTCGCGCGCGGCGCTGTCCTTGGCGTCCTGCTCGGCGCCGTCGAACGCCGCGCCGGGGCGGAGCTTGAACCAGTCGCCGGAGAAGTAGTCCTTCTGCACGCGCTTGGCGAACCGGAACAGCGACACCATCGCAGTGCTGTCGAACATCCGGTTGACGCGGGCGCCGGGCGCGCGGCTCGCGTAGAGCGTCGAGAGCCGCGTCGGCGCGACGAAGTCGTAGACGTCGAGCAGTTGCTGCTGCCAGCGCATCCGCACCTGCCAGGCGGCGTCGGCGCGGCGGCGGTGGGCGTCGCGCGCCTTGTCGTCGCCGGGACGGGCGATCTGGCCGGTGACGCCGGGCGAGCCGTCAGCCATTGACGAACGGGCCGAGCTTGCCGAGGTCGAAGCCGTGCTTGGCGAGGATCGCCTCGAGCTCGGCGACCAGCTTGCCGTCGTCGATCCTCTGCAAATCCTCGAGCACGGCGACCAGGCGATCGATCAGCGGCCCGTACTGGCGCCAGAGCGCGATCAGCTGGAACAGGCGCATCGCACTAGCCTCCGAGGGTCGCCGCGGCGCGGCGGTTGAAGCCCATCATCGCCCGCCCGATGCCGGGCGCGTTCATGTCGGCGGCGGCGAGGTCCTCCTTGGCCTGCTGCTGCGACAACAGCGCGAGCTGGCGGCCCTGGTTGGACTGGGCCTGCGCCTCCTGCATCTGCGCGGCCGTCTGCGCGGCCTTGGCGCCGCCCGACCCTGTCAGTCCCGAGATGACGTTGGACACGGCCCCTCCTTGATCCAGATTTCGACGCCGGCCGCCGCCCTTGGGGAACGAAAGCCGAGGAGGCTCGCGAGGCGGCGGCCGGGCTCCCAGCCCACGGCGACGCGGGCGCGGATCTCGACCCTCTCAGTCTCGACGATCGTATCGAGGGTCAAACGCGCCGCCCGCACGATCGCGACGATCCGGCGGGCGGCCCGCGGCGTGCAGGCGAACCAGGCCTCGAGCCGGCCCGGCCCGTCGTCGGCGAGCCCGGCGCAGGCGAGGCAGGTCTCGCCCTCCCACACGCCCCACGACCGGGTCAGCGCCAGGTGGCGGCTCGCCAGGGCGAACGCGCCGGCCTTGGCGACCAGCGCCGGCGGCGACAGCGCCGCCATCATGGCGGCGAGCTCGGGCAGCGGCGCCGGCCGGCGGATCGCGATCATTTGCCGCGCTTGCCGCCCTTCGAGCGGCGCGCGACCGACAGCGCGATCGCGACCGCCTGCTTCTGCGGGCGGCCGGCGGCGATCTCGGTCCTGATGTTGGCCGACACGGTCTTGCGGCTCGCGCCTTTCTTCAGCGGCATGGCGGGTCCTCACAGCATGAAATCGGACTTCAGGACGCCGTTGCCGGCGTTGGGCGCGAGCGCGCCAGGCCGGCCGCCGCGCGCCGCGCTCGCGATCGAGCCCGCCCGGCCGATCAGGCCGAGGGTGACGTATTGCAGCGCGTCGTGCGGATTGGCGTGCTCGTTCTTTTCCGGACGCGGGTTGTCGGCGTTGCGGACGCCGCCGTCCGGGTTGAGCTGGAAGCGGTAGTCGGCCATGAAGCCCTCGTACAGCCAGGGGCACAATTCCGGGTCGATCGTCAGGCCGCGCGTCTGGGCGTCGATCACGTGAACGAGCTGGTTGCGCACCGCCTCGACCCGCAGCGGCACCTCGTTGGTCGGCGCCGGCGTCATCGGCACCCGCAGCGCCTGGCCGAGCATGTCGATCCAGCTCTGCTCGCCGCCCTCCTTGTCGGCGCCGTAGTCGTTCGAGGGGTCGTAGAACGCCCGCTCGACCGGGTTCTCGCGGTAGCGGCCCTGCAGCGCCGCGAGCAGGTGCTCGATGAACCGGGTCGGCCCCATCCGGCCGAGATAGAGCTCCTCGAGCACGCGAAGCTGCAAATTCGGGGCGCGGTCGACGATCACCGCCGCCGGATGCAGGCCCGAGCAGTCGAGGCCGAGCCAGATCGGCCGGCCGGCGACCGGCGCGAGCCGCTCGCGCGCGACGTTCCAGCGCGGGTCGAATTCGGGATAGACCGGCATGCCGGAGCGGTCCCAGCCGATCTTGCCGTGAACGAAGCGCTGGACGTCCCAGTCGGGCATGGTCCGAGCGATCCGGCGATAGTATTCGACGCCGCCGTTGAGGTTCTGGACGTTCTCCGCGTCGGGCCCGAGCCCGGACGGCTGGATGAAAATCCTGAGGTCGCGGGCGTCGAGACTGTCGAGGACGTCGGCGTCGCCCTTCTGTTTCTTGACGAAGCGGTTGACGATCCAGTGCCGCGGGCTCGGCGGCGGGTTGAACGAGAGGTCGACCGACGGCTCGAGGTCGGCGCCCGCGAGCTCGCGCGCCGGCGGGTAGCGGTTCGAGCGCTGGATCAGGAAGTTGAGCGCGCTCTCGTCCATCAGGTCGGCCTCTTCCATCCAGGCCCACGAGCCCTGCCAGCCGCGCAGCACGTCCTCGATCCGGTGCGCGCCGAGCGCCGAGAACTCGACCGAGAGCTCGATCCGCCGGCCGCGCGGCGTCGTGAAGGTCAGATCGTGCTGCGAGGGCCGGTCCGATCCGCCGACGAAGGTCGAGCCGGGGAAGTCGCGCGGGAACCATTCCCACCAGGAGGGGATCGTCGTGCGCCACAGCGTCCGGTAGTCGGCGCGCACGATCACGCCCTTGGCGCGGATCACGCCGTCGCGGCATGGCGGCATCATCGCCGTATAGCGCAGCCGCCGGAAGATCGCCGCCGTCGTCTTGCCCGAGCCCACCGGCCCCATGATCGCCGAGACGATCGCGGGCGAGCGGATGAACGCTTCCGCGACCGGGCCCGGCGGCCGATAGTTCGAGATCGAGAAAGCCGAAGCCCCGCCGCCCGCGCCCATGCCCTGTCC